CCCTTTCCCCTGCACCCCTTTCCCCCCCTATAATCCCCCCAACCCCTGCACCATTGGCGCGCGCGCGACCGGCCACTCGTGGCTCCAGGCTTCCCGCAGACTTTTCCCCAATTCCGGCAATAACGGAACTCGCCAAGGCTCGCGGCCTCACAGAGCCGGAAATCGCGGACCAACTTGAACGGTTCCGGGATTGGGCCAAAGCCGCAACAGGTCAGATCGGCGTCAAAAACGATTGGCAGGCAGCATTTCGGAACTGGATCAAGCGAGCGGCAGATGACAAAAAACGAAAATCAGGATACGGCGGCAAACCTTCCCACGGTGAAGCCATGCGGGACGCCTTCGACGGCCTTGAAGCCCACATTCAGGGACGTGGCACGGCGGCTCGATACTGAAAGCCAGACCGGGCTTGAGCGTGTTGTTTCCGTGGCTGAGGCCAACGCCATCCTTTCGGAAATGATCGGGCGTGACGAGCCTTGCAGCGCCGATGACGCGGTATTCATGGCCCGCAACCTCATTGGGCTATACCCGGCCCGTGAAGTCCATGACGCAACGGCCTATGCCGCTGGCATGACAGCGGTGCTGGCATCCCACCCGCTGGATTTCGTGCGACGGGTGTGCAGCCCTGTGCATGGCCTGCCAAGCCGCCTCAAATGGCTCCCGACGATTGCCGATGTGACAGAGGCGCTTCACGCCGAACGGGCAAAGCGGGACCGCATCGCCACCAATGCCCGGTATGTGATTGCCAGCCACGATGCTCGCAAACGGGAAGCCGAGGAACGGGAGGCATTTGAGGCTGACAGGCTTCCCGCTGAGGAACGGGCGAGGGTGGCGGCTGAGGCAATCTCCCGGTTCAAGGCCATGCCTGTTGCCGAGCCGATGAAAGAACGGGTTCCAGGGTGGAAGCCATCGGCGGAACTGCTTGCCGATCTTGAGCGGCGTAAGGCGGAACGTCTCGCGGCACAAACCGAATTTCCAGAGCAGAAAGGAGCGACGGCTTGACGGATTATTTCCTCATCGAAACCGATCCGCGCAAGGCCGAAACCGTGGTTCGTGCTGTCCAGGCGTTCGGGTTCGACGCCTGGCTACCGATGGAAACCCGGTTCCACCGCAACCGGACCAAGCGCAGCGCGTCCCGCATGTGGTCCGTGCCGATACTGATCGACGCCCTGTTTGCCGCCGTGCCGCGTGAGGACCACGGCCAGCTTCAGCGCATCAAGGGCTTTTCCCACATCTGCCGGGACTGCAACCACGTGGCCTATGCCATCCCTGGCGATCAGGTCCGCGCCTTCATGGCTGAGGTCGCAGCCGTGAACGCCAGGACGGAACGCATGTTCCGAACCCTGGTCGAGGGCAGGCAGCACACCAAGCGCAAATTCCAGCCGATGACGTCCGACGCGCTGAGGGCCTATCTCGCAGAGAAATTCGGGATTGTCAGGGAGGATGCGGCGTGACGCCAGCCTCTATCGCAGCACAGGCCAAGGCGATGTACCGGGGAACGGGCTGCCTACCCTCCTCCCAATCGGCAATGGCGTTCCTGTGGCAACCTATGGCCTCAGCGGCTGCAACCTTTGTGAGGCCGAGCCGCTTCCGCCATGCCGTGAGATCGGCGGGGGTCATGCGCACCTGCAATTCGTTTCGTTGCAATCGCCAGCGGGGCCGGGGAATAGCGAACAAGGGAAATCGACGCCTTTCCTCTTTGGCTGGAATGCAGGTGCCGGAACGGTTTTTGATATTTCAGACATGGCTTGCATTTGCATAGTGGTCAAAGCCAGTTTGCAAATGGCTTGAAGCCTTGTTAGCCGGATGGAATGCCACCGGTCATCGGACGGCGTGATGTTTTTCATGTCAATGATGGCTTGCAATTCTTGCGCTGTGATCATTTTATGCGACCCCTATGGCGTTGCGCTTGATGTAGCGGGAAACCTGAGTGGCGTCGTAATACTTGCCGCCTTCGTAAGTGGCGATTGGCTTGAGTTCATCAAAGGCCGCGATAATGGAGTTCTCGCCCATTCCTGCGGTTGACATCATCTTGACGACCATTGCAACTGAAACACCCATCTCATCCTCCTGTGTTGATAGAGGGGCCGAAGCCCCTCAGGTTAAAGGTAGCCGTAGTAGCGGACGCCCGCGACTGTGTGGATGTGCTGGCAGTGGGGAATGGTGGCCAATTTGGCGGGCATGTGTTCGCCGCAATCTTCCCATTCACCGGGAACCAGTGTCCCGCCGTTCACGACTTCGGCATAAACGACTTGCGTGCATTCTGAATTGCGCTTCGTGAACTTCTTGTTGAGGTAGTAGGTCATTTCCGTATCTCCCTTGTTGATGACCCATATATGCCCTATAATGTGCAGGCTGTCAACGCAAATGCACGTTAATATGCAAGATAGCAACAATCTTGCTCGGTCGCGCAACAATCTTGCGCCAACCCGCAAATCAGGCTATAACCCGCCCCCAGGTCGCATATGGTGGCTGAGGCAACGCCCGCACCCGCGCCCGGTGGTAACGCCGAATAGAGAGATTTTGACTTTTGCCAGCGTAGCTCAATGGTAGAGCGGTTGCCTTGTAAGTGACCGGTTCGGGGTTCAAGTCCCTGCGTTTGGCACCTAATGCGCCACAGGTTCGGTTGAGCAATCTTCCCATGTGGATGAGTAGGCTCCGGCCTCTGCGGGTTAACTACGCCCGCAAGCCCGCACTTGATCACAAGGGGATTGCCAGTGTCCTAGGAACCGCTGGTCAATCGGAGCCATCAATTACGATAGCCGCAACCCTGACGCGACCTCATAGCCGCCAGTCTCCGATTTCCCCGGCTCAACACAACCAATCCTAGAAACGAGGCCATAAATGGCCGCTCCTCACGGCAATCAGTTCTGGAAAGCCCGGTCAACCCATGGCCGAAAGCCGATCTTCCAAACAGCAGACGCCCTAGAAGCGGCTTGTGAGGAATATTTCCAGTGGGTCGAAGATAATCCACTCTGGGAAGATAAGGTGACGTCATTCCAGGGCATCAACACTCACGAGCCAATTGCAAAAATGCGGGCAATGACCATTGAAGGTCTATGCCTGTTCCTCGACATATCGACGGAAGGCTGGAAACTCTACAAATCCCGTCAAGATTATGTTGGTGTCACAACGCGTGTAGAGAATGTCATCAGGTCGCAGAAGTTTGCGGGCGCTGCTGCGGACCTTCTGAATCCGAACATTATCGCGCGTGACTTGGGCTTGGCTGAAAAGCAAGAACACTCCGGCCCGAATGGCGGAGCCATCACGATTATGACCGGCGTACCCCGTGCGGACGATTAATAGAGGTCTTGATGCCCAGAAAAGCCGGATATGTTCAGGCAACTCTTGCTGATCGGTTCTATGACAAGTGCTCGCCTGAACCAAATAGCGGGTGCTGGTTGTGGACTGGTGCCGTCAAAGAGCTTGGATATGGGGTAATGGGCCGGGGCGGTCGCAAGGACGGCATTGTGAAGGCTCATCGGGCTTCGTGGGAAATTCACAACGGGCCGATTCCTGATGGAATGGCGGTTTGTCACAAGTGCGATGTTCCGTCTTGCGTCAACCCGGATCATCTTTTCCTTGGAACACTGAGCGACAATATGCGTGACTGTGTGGCTAAGGGCAGGCTTAGAACGCCAGACAATCGCGGCGAACGTGCAGGTTGGGCCAAGCTGAATGCTGATGCAGTGAGAGACATTCGCACAAGAGCGCACACAGGGAAGTCTTACGCGCTGAAATATGGCGTATCCAAAAGCACAGTCTTTGCCGTGTGGAGCGGCAATAATTGGGCCAGCGTATGAAAACCATTAGCATCGACTACAAATGCCGCGCGCCATTCGTGGCGTTTCACAGAAGGAGACAACGGTGGGCTTGCGTCGTAGCCCACCGTCGATAGTGCTGGCAAAACCTATGCGGCCATCCATGATGTGATTGACCATGCTCTGAGGACCAACAAGCAAGACGCCCGCTTTGCTCTCGGTGCCCCTACGTTCTCTCAGGTCAAGGACGTGATGTGGAACTATCTCAAGGCTGGCGTTCGTGATCTGCCGAACGTCAAGATCAACGAGAGTGAACTATGGGTTCAGCTTCACAACGGTTCCCGTATTCGACTGTATGCGCTTGATACGTCATTCGAGCGCCTTCGCGGCCTCTACCTGGACGGTATCGTCATGGATGAGGTTGCAGACATTGATCCTCGCGCTTGGCCTGAGGTCATCCGGCCCGCGCTATCAGATCGGCAAGGCTGGGCGGTATGGATTGGAACGCCGAAAGGGCGTGATGCCTTTTACAAGGTCTGGTCGGACGCGGTTGCTGACCCGGAACAATGGTATTCGCAGATGTTGCGGGCGTCAGAGACGGGGCTGGTGCCGCAGAGCGAGTTAGACGACGCAAGGCGTTCGCAGCCTGAGAGCGTCTATAACCGTGAATGGGAATGCTCATTCGATGAGCCGGGTATCAATCAGCTTATCTCCGGCACGATGATCAAGGAGTCGATGGCGCGTCATGGCGTCAAGTCTGGCCCGCGCGTCCTGGGCGTCGATGTGGCCCGGTTCGGTGATGACAGGACCGTGATTGTCTGGCGCGACGGTGACGTGATTGATCAGGTGTCCATCTTCAAGGGCATCGATACGATGGAAACCGTGGGTCACGTCTCGACGGCCATTGGCATGTACAAGCCGGATGCGACCTTTGTGGATAGCGTCGGCATCGGGGCAGGGGTAGCGGATCGACTGAGGCAGCTACGGTTCAGCGTGATTGACGTTGGCTCAGGCTCGAAGGCGATGGAAGATGGCAAGTATGGCAATCTTCGCGCTGAGATGTGGTTCAAGATGGCTGAATGGATCAAGAACCGTGGGGCGCTGCCGAAACGGCTTGACCTAGAGAATGATCTGGCAAGTGCGACCTATCGTTTTGACAACCGCAATCGCATATTGCTTGAGAGCAAAGAGGACATGAAGAAGCGCGGCTTGCCTAGCCCTGACATTGCGGATGCGCTGGCCCTGACGTTTGCCCAACCGATTGCGGATCCTGAGGTTCGGAACTTGCTGCACCAATTCTCGCAAGCCCCTGACTTCGATCCGCTCCAACACTATTCGTCACGGCAACAGGTATCGGCGGATTGGTCCGTTTTCTAGCGCCTGATCTGCCAAGCCTGTCCTTCATTGCGTGTCACATGAGGCAGGCTGACCGGGATGAAATCTATAACGTCATCGGACACAACAATCCCTGGCTCTTTGCAGCGGCGGTTCTTGACGCAATCGGAATGGGACGCGGTATTGTTTCTGCTGTCGGGCATGTACCAGTCGCGTGCATGGGATATCAGCCTCGTCATACCGGAGTCTGCGAGGTCTTTGCTTTTGGCACGAATGCCTTCGACCGCGTTGCACTGAGCCTTACAAAACATGCGCTGCGGGTGATGAAGCCTGCGATGCTTGAGGCCGGGTTTCACAGGGCACAATGCCTGTCACGGCATGACCACGTTACGGCTCATCGCTGGCTTGAGCATATGGGCTTCAAGCGCGAGGGCGTCCTACATCAATACGGTTCCGATGGTTCGGATTATATTCAGTTTGGAGCGACCAATGACGCTGCTTGAGCGGTTTAATTCAAAGTATGAGCCTGAGCCGAACAGTGGGTGCTGGCTGTGGACTGGTGCCCTTCGCGGGCCGATTGGCAATGAATACGGGCACATGAGGGTTGGCAGTGGGTTCACTGCCGCGCACCGTGTTTCGGTCATGCTGCACACAGGCCATAAGCCGTCTGTTGACCACGATGTGATGCACAAGTGCGACAACAGGTTTTGCGTTAACCCTGATCACCTGAGTGTCGGCACAAAAAAAGACAATATGGTCGATTGCGCTCGCAAAGACAGGAGGCAGGTTCCAAACCTTGCGGATGAAGTCATTGCCGACATTCGCAAGCGCGAACACCCCGCAAACTATTACGTAAAACTGCATGGGCTGTCGTCACATTGGGTTGTTTACGACCTGTGGCGTTCTCGCACATACCAATGGAAGGAAGCAGCCTGATGTGCTTCGCGTCGATGCCCAAGCCCAAGAAGCTGCCACCGCCCCCGAACAAGTTGGACAGCCAGGCTGATGCACTGGCCAACATGCAAGCGCGTCGTGCTGGTGGCATCAACAGGCAGCAGACAAACATCACTGGCGGCATGGCTGCTGCTCCGAACGTGTCGGCTCCGTCTGCTGGCGGCAAATCCGTGCTTGGTGGCTGAGAATGGCCGCTGATCCGCAGATGATCAAGCGCCGCTTCGATGCGCTCAAGACTCGTCGCTCTGTGCTGGAAAGCCATTGCGAGGAGATTGCAGAGGTTATCTCACCTCGTCATACCGGGTTCAACGGCTATCGTCAGCCGAACGAAAAGCGCATGTCCAAGGTCTATGACTCGACGGGCATCCATAGTCTTGAGATGTTGGCTGCTGGCCTGCATGGATTGCTGACCAATCCGGCGTCGAAGTGGTTCAGCCTGCGTATTGTCGAGCCGGGCTTTGATGATGACGATCAGGTCAAGGACTGGCTGAGCGATGCCAGTGACGTGATGCGGGCCTATATGTATGCGCCCGGAACCAACATCACATCGGCGCTGCATGAGATTTATCTTGAGAATGGGGCGTTTGGCACGTCTGTCATGTTCATTGGCGAGCGTGACAAGGGCGGGCTGCTCTACCAATCCGTGCCGTTGCATGAGTGTTTCATTGCGGAGAACCATGAGGGCACGGTTGACACCGTGTTTCGCAAGCGTTCGATGACGGCGCGCCAAGTCCTGATGCAGTGGCCGAAGTCCACAAGCGAGGAAGTCCGCAAGAAGGTCGAGAACGAGAACAAGCCGGATGAGATGATCGAGATCATCCATGCGGTCCAGCCTCGCCGCAACATGGATGGCCGCAAGAGGAATGCGGAGAACATGCCGTGGGAGTCGGTTTATATCGAATACAAGACCGAGAACAAGCTGGAGGAAAGCGGGTTTCCTGAGTTCCCTTATGCCGTGCCGCGCTGGTCGAAGATGCCCGGTGAGGAATATGGGCGTTCGCCTGCCATGACGGCATTGCCTGATGTGAAGATGCTCCAGGAGATGATGAAAACCACGATGCAGGCAGGCCAGCTTGCGGTCAAGCCTCCGGTCATGGTGCCGGATGATGGCGTGATCGGCCCGGTGCGTTGGGTGCCGGGTGGCCAGACCTATTACCGTGGTGACCGTATTCCGACTGCGGTTGATCTATCCGGCAATCTGCCGATTACGCTTGAAATGATGGAGGAACTGCGCGGGCGTATTCGCGGCACGTTCTTTGCCGATCTGATGAACTTCCCGACTGATGTGACCATGACGGCGACTGAGTTCACGCAGCGCATGTCTGAGCGCATGAGGCTTCTAGGCCCGGTTCTAGGCCGCATGGAAGGCGAGATGTTGGGCCGTATTGTGGAACGTACCTTTGGCATCATGACCCGCATGGGCGTGTTGCCGCAGGCTCCTGCACAGGTTGCTGGCCGTGAGTTCACGATTGAGTTCGTCTCTCCGATTGCACTTGCTCAGAAGCAGGGCGAGGCCAATGCGCTGACGCAGACCTTGGCAATCCTGCTGCCATTCATCCAGGCGACACAGGATGCGTCCGTGCTCAAGCCGTTCAAGACCGACAAGCTGGCTCCGAAAATCTTTGAACTGTTCGGTGGCGACCCTGACCTGATCTACTCGACCGATGAACTGGCCGAGATGGCTGAGGCAGAACAGGCGCAACAGCAGGCTATGATGGCGGCTCAGGCGGCACAACCGATGGCTGACGCAATGAGCAAGGGTGCTGGTGCCGTCGATAAGCTGGCAAGCGCACAACAGAAGGGCGCGGATGTGTCCCAACTCTTTGAGGCCGCATGAGCAAGTACACCGACGAGCAACGGGCGATAGACTACAAGCTGGTGTTTGGTACGCCAGACGGTGAGCGGGTGCTGACTGACATCATGGTCAAGGCATCCGTATTCAAGCCGATTGCCCATGCCGATCCGTTGGAATGCGCAAGGATGGAAGGCGCAAGGGCACTGGCCCTGCATATCGCGTCCTTCAAGCGGTTCGATGCAAAAAGCTTCCTTGATAGCTGGAAGGCCCCCGAAGAGATTTAAGGAGAACATGACTTGACTGATGAAGTTCCGGCGCCCGCTCCTGCGGACAACGCCCCGCCGCCTGCCGCACCTGCGCAGACAACGGCCCCCGCCTCGGATCCTGCTGATTGGCGAGCATCACTCCCCGAAGATATTCGCGGCCACAAGTCGCTTGAGAAGTTCACCTCTCAAGAGGCTCTTGCTGCGTCATATCTGAACCTTGAGCGCACATTGGGCATGGAGAAGGTGCCGCGCCCCAAGGGTGAATTTGATCCGTCCAATCCTGACTGGCAGGCATTCCTTGACGCTGCTGGCAGGCCGAAGGAACCGACCGAATACAAGTTCGGTGAAGTCAAGATGCCGGAGGGCCTGACCTACGATGGCGGGCTTGAGGACAAGTTCCGGTCTGTGTTCCACACGGCGGGCCTCAATCCAAAGCAGGCTGAACTGATGCGAGATGCCTTCGTGGCCCATCAGGTCGAAGCCTATCAGGCCAGCATGACCGAGATCGAGAACGATACGGCGGCTCGGCGTGAGGCAATGAAGAAGGAACTTGGCTCGGCCTATGACGGCTATGTCAATGCCGCGACCGTGGCACAGAAAGAGTTTCTGCCTGAGACGCTGCTTGCGAAGATCGA